TACATTTGATAAACGCAAGTCTATTAATTTTAATTCATTAGATGAGTGTAGAGAAATGTGGTTCGATCCTTTGAGAGAACTGGGTGTTAAAATGGATATGCTAGTTGGCAACCATGACATCTATTACAAGAATACACTAAGAGTAAATGCACCAGATGAACTTCTGGGTGAGTATCATAACATTCATGTAATTACAGAACCAACTAATATTACATATGATGGTTTAGATATTTTATGTTTACCTTGGATATGTGATGATAATGTTGAGCAAACTTTCAGAGCAATTAAAGAAAGTAAAAGCACAGTATGTATGGGTCATCTAGAACTCAATGGTTTTGAAGCACATCCTGGTCATGTCATGGAACGTGGCATGGATCCCATGGTGTTCAAGAAATTTAAAAAGGTGTTTACAGGACACTATCATTCTAAATCTCATAAACATAACATTTATTACCTTGGAAATCCCTACCAACTTTACTGGAATGACTTCGGATGTAAAAGAGGCTTCCATGTTTTTGATACGTCTACTCTTAAGACTACTCATTATAGGAATCCCTTTGACGTTTTTGTTAAATTGTATTATAATAATGGAGTTAGTCTCCCAAGCGAAACAGAAGTCGAAGGAACTTTTGTAAAATTAATCGTAGAAGAAAAAGGTGACTATGCTAAGTTTGACTATACAGTTAAACGTCTACAAGATATGGCGATTGCCGATCTTAAAATTGTAGAAGATCTCGGTGTAGGACTAGAAAATGATGATTCTTTGTTAGAGACAGAGGACACATTGACTTTACTCGATGCATACATAGATGAAATAGATCTAAAGGTAAGTAAAGAGAATGTCAAAAGTGTGATGAGATCTCTTTACATGGAGGCATCTGCAATCTAATGTTCGTATTAACCGATAAAAAATCTGGCGGTATTTATTCTGTTCTCAATAAAGAGAATCAGAAAACTGTTCAGTGTTTTGAAGAGGAAGATGATTGTATTAGATACCATGATATGCTCTTAGCAAATGGCACAGAGCATGAACTAAATGTCATGGAAGTAGATGATGAATTAATCTCTATAAACTGTGGAAGTCATGGATATCGTTATATGGTAATAACATCAGAAGACCTCGTTGTACCTCCCCCTAAGACTATTAAAAAGTGATTACATTTGAAACGATTGCGTGGAAGAACTTTCTTTCTACTGGCGATCAATGGACTGACATCCAACTTGATGATGCAGGTGCGACACTTATTGTCGGATCTAATGGTGCAGGTAAATCTACAATGCTAGATGCTTTGTGTTTTGCTTTGTTTAACAAACCATTTAGAAAGATAAGTAAGAGTCAATTAGTAAATAGTATTAACGAAAAGGGAACTAAGGTACAGGTAACGTTTAGCATCGGGAGGGATGAGTATCGTGTATTCAGAGCAATCAAACCAAATATTTTCGAGCTTTACAAAAACAATAAGTTGGTTGATCAGGACGCTGCGACTAAGGATACCCAGAAATATCTCGAACAATCAATTCTCAAACTCAACTTCAAGTCCTTCACACAAGTCGTCATCTTGGGTTCATCCACATTTGTCCCCTTCATGCAACTTACCGCACCTAACCGCAGAGAAGTTATCGAAGATCTACTCGACATCAAGATCTTCTCACAAATGAATACGATCCTAAAAGATCGGTATAAGACAGCATATCAACAAAGTAAAGATTGTAGCAACCTTCTATCTATAGCAGAAGAGAAGGTAAAATCGCAGGAAAAACTTATAAAATCCTTAAGAGAAGTAAACAGTGTTAGAAGATATGAGAAGGAAGATAAAATAGTACAAAATAAAGCCTTGATTGATAGTTTGATATCAGATCAATCCCAAAGAAATGATGAACTATCAGCACTAGATCAACAATTAATTGATACAGATCAGCATAGAAATTTGCTATCGGATCTTAAATCTAAAACATCAGACCTTAAATCAGAGATAAAAAGGATAGGTAAGGACATGAAGTTTCTTAAATCTCATGATACTTGCCCAACTTGTACACAGGATATAAGTTCAGACTTTAAAAAAGAAAAGATAGATACACTGACTAAAGATGGTATTGATTATACAAAAGCTTTAAAGAAAGAACAAAAAGCTATTGATGATGTAGTTTCTATCTTAGACGAAGCCACTAAGTTATCCATGAAAGCTCATGAATTACGTAGTGAGATATCTACATTTGATCGTGATATAGTCAGATTAGAATCTGAAAATTTAGGAATAGAAAAAGAACTTAGTAGTTTAGTTGCAGCACCTAAGATTGAAAAGGAAGAACATATACTAAAAGACCTGATAGATGACTTTGAGGATACTAAAATTGATTGTGGAGAGGTATCTAAAAAGATAGATGAGTATCATACAGTAAGAAGTTTACTACAAGACAGTGGAATTAAGAGTAGGATTATCAAAAAATATGTACCCATATTCAATAATCTTATTAATAAATATCTTCACAGTATGGATTTCTTTGTCAATTTTACTCTTGATGAAGAGTTTAATGAAGAAATTAAATCTAGATTTAGAGATGATTTTTCTTATGCGTCTTTCTCTGAAGGAGAAAAACAAAAGATTGACTTAGCACTTCTCTTTACTTGGAGAGAGGTAGCACGTATGAAGAACTCAGCAGCAACTAATCTGTTGATCCTTGATGAGGTCTTTGATAGTTCTCTGGATGCAGATAGCACATCTGCTCTACTTGCTATCCTAGCAACTTTAGGAAAGAATACTAACATATTTGTTATCTCACATAAAGGTGATATCCTTATCGAGAAGTTTCATAGAACATTAAGATTTGAAAAGATAAATGATTTCTCAAAATTAGTGGACGATTTATAAGGTGTCCACTTTCTGCTTGCAAACACATTTAAAGGTATTATAATATGGGTATAGACGAGACACCCATGCTAATCAACCAAGAAGTAAAAGGACAACTTGCAAAACTACTTGCAACAGAGAACCTTACAATCGAACATCGTAAAGTCACTACAGCATACTTTGATGTAGAGAAACGTATCTTATGTCTTCCTATCTGGAAGTCTGCTTCTAATACAGTATATGATTTACTTGTAGGACACGAGGTTGGTCATGCATTATTCACACCTGCAGACGAACTAAATGGTGCAGATAGATCATTCGTAAATGTTCTTGAGGATGCACGTATTGAGCGTATGATGAAAGTCAAGTATCCTGGTCTTCGTAATACATTCTTCAAGGGTTATCAAGAGTTATGGAATGATGGGTTCTTCGGTGTGTCAGATGGAGATATAGAGCAACTATCTTTGATTGATCGTATGAATCTATTCTTCAAAGGCAACTCATCTATATTATTTGATTCAGAAGAGCAGGTATGGGTAGATCGTGCAGCAACTACAAAAACTTTTCAAGATGTACTAGACCTAGCACGTGAAATGATGGATCGTGCAGAGCAGAAAGATCAACAGAAAGTAGATGAGACAGAAGTTCCAGAGATGCCATTCAACGGAGAGAAAGATAGTGATGGCGAGTATGATGTATCCAATGGGCAGAAGTCATCCGAAGAAGGACAAGAAGGTAAAGGTGGTAAGGGTCGTCCAGATCTAGGAGAAGATGAGACAGACTTTGATGATGGGTTTGAAAATGAAGGATTAGACTATGATACAATGACTACTGGTGAGATCGGTGGTGGTAAGGATCTAGGTGTTAATTTTCCAGAAGAGATAGTAAAAGAGACAGAGTGTATTACAGAAGAAGCACTAGCAGAATCTATTGAGACTCTTGTTGATGAAGATTCAAGAGAGTGGGTTTATCTTTCACTACCTAAGATCAAAGATATCAACAAAGTTATCATTGATAACAAAACAATTCAAGAAGATCTAATACAACATTTCGATGATGAGTATACCAGATTTGAATTTAAAAAGAATGATTATTATGATGAAGGTTATCAGAAAAGATATATCGAAGAGAAAAAGCAAGCAATTGACTTTGCTAAAGACCACTACTTAAAATTCAAGAAGTCAACTGGTAAGACAGTAAACTATCTTCTCAAGCAATTTGAAATGAAGAAGTCTGCTGATCAGTACAAGAGACAGGCAACATCTAAAACTGGTGTTATCAATACTCAATCTTTATACAAATACAAGTTGACAGATGATATCTTCAAGAAGATCACAGTAGTTCCTGATGGTAAGAATCATGGTCTTGTTATGTTCCTTGATTGGTCTGGTTCTATGAGTCAGTGTTTACTTGATACACTTAAGCAAACATACAACCTAGTATGGTTCTGTAAGAAAGCAAACATT